AAGACAAAGGGCAATTCCTTGGGATTGATCAGCTCCAAATCAATCTCATCATCAAATCCTAGAAAGAGGGTTTCAATCTGCTCATGATTGTCAATGAAATTCTTGAATTCCTTGACGAAGCTGATGAGGGTCCTGTATTCATTTGCTTGCATCGGGCATCTTGTTTCTCTTCGATATATGAAGATCCAATTCGTAGCAAAGGAATGTCAAGGCCGACCTGATATTGAGGGCCGTGATAGCCTCTATCTTGAGGATATCTCCTTGAGCCAAATGATAGAGGGTCATATACCACCCCCATTTAGAACCTAGGTCTGAGGCTTCTCCTCCTTCAAAGATGGGAGAGAATTCTTGACGAAGCTCATCCCTAGCGACAAAAAAAAATTGAGAGAGCCTAGGACATCGGGCATCTTCATCTCCAGCATGATTTCAGAGTCCTCATGGCTGGTATATGGCTTGATTTGATAGGATTGAAAAGCCTCTTCGATGACAGGCCTGTAGAGGATGGCCATAATCTTTGGCAAATTCTCAAGGGGATTCTGGCAAAGAGAATCCAAATCAACGAATTCACCGACGCTCATCTCTGACAGATTTGGATGAAAGCCGTATTTCAGGCCTCTGAGCTCAATGAATCGCTTGTGCTTATACTTATCCTCATCTGTCTGCTCAATCGAGCTGAGAAGGGCCTCTAATTCAATGAGAGAGCTTTTCTCCATTCGCTTGATATCCTCCTTGCTGATGTCGCAGAGAATCGCTATCTGCCCAAGGGTATCAGATGGGTCGATTTTGCCAAGCTCTAGATATTGGCCCAAATTGATATCCTCGAAGGATGTCGGGACGGTGATTTTCATGCTATGAAATATTGGCCTCTTCGGTTCGTTGCTAATTTATTCAAGCAGACATATCGGACCGCATCCATGGCATGATCATGGCCTTGATCAGGCTGATTGAGCATCCTGCCATTCTTATCCGTCTGCCATTTGTAATTCTGAATCTCCTTGATCAGATTCAGGCTCTTCTTGTGAATATGCAGCTTGTGTCGCTTCATGATATCAATCCCTTGATTGATGCTATCTCGGCCCTTCTTGGAGGGCTTGATATTGAAGCCAAGCCGAAAAATCTCCTCAATGCTTTTGGGCTCAGCAGAATCGGCGATGATTTCAGCCCTGCCCTCAATCAAGCTCTTGAATCTTTCTCCCAAATCCAGATTGGTCAAGCCTGTCTCGTAGAGAAGCTCCTGAAGGTATAGATGATGGCCCTTCTTGAAGACAGAGATGAGGGCTGAGGGATCATTGGTGAAGCCCCAATCAAGGCCATGAGCAATGAATTGAGCTCCCTCTGGAATTTCATCGACAAGCTCGAATCTAGGAAAGATCGCAGCCATGTTGATTCCTCTCTCTCCTAGGCCATAGACCCTCCAATAATTTTCGTCTGTCTCCTTGAGCCTCTCAATCTCTTCGATGATATTGGCTCCCAAATGAGGATTGTCCTTGTAGCTGGATTGAAAGAATGAGCAATCATCCCGCGTCAAGATGTGATCATAAATCCATGAGAAGGCATCTGAGGGGTTATAGTCCAAGATCATCAGCTCGGTCGTCCTCATATTGATCTGACGAAAATCCTCCAAGGTCAGATTGTTTGCCTCATTCAAAAAAGCGACCTGTCTTTTTCGGCCCTTGATTTTTGAGGGCTGGTCGACAGATAGGAATTCGATGAGATTGCCAAAGAGCAGATACGTCGCTTGGCTCTTGTTGTGATTGGCCTCATCGTACCATCCTTCACGATCCAGGATCTCAAAAAAGTCCCTCATGACTGATGCCCTGATAGCAGGCATTGTCTTTCGGACTATCGTGAAGACCCATCCAGCATGCTGATTGGCCCAGCACCATTCAGCAATGACTTGGCAAATTGAAAATGTCTTGCCTGATCTCGTCCCTCCTTGATGGACCTGAATCCTTGTCCGCGCCCCTTTGCAATCGTAATATGTCTTGGGTTGCTTCAAGCCTTAGCTCGTCGAGTCAATTTCAAAAGGCCATAGCCTATCAAGGCCAGCAATGAGACATTGATGAGATTGGGATGCCAATGCTCTCCGCATAGGCCAAGGAGGTGATATAGATATTCATTCATCTTCTTCAGAATTAAACCAAGAAGGCTTTTTGTTTGGCTCATGGATTGTCATCTCTTGGCTCTCGACATAGCCCCTTCTCTTTCCTTTGGTCTTTAGAAAGAAAATGGTTGCCGCCGTATTGCCATCGGCTATTAGCTTGTGCAATCGGCTCTCAGCAAAATCCAAGGTCTGATCATTGATATCATCGACCCTCTTCTTGAATTCAGGATCTTTCATCCATTCATAGAATTGAGATCGGCTGATGCCTGATGATCGGCATGCCGTCGTGATGACCCCAAGGGATTTCTCAAGTGCTTGGAGGAGGGCCTCCTGTTTGCTCTTATTTGCCATTCATCGTCAAGGATAGAAATTCAGCGCGGACATCCCCATCTTGAAAGACCCCTGTCAGCTTGCTTGTCCTTGTCTTGGCATTGGGCTTCTTGACGCCCCTCATGGCCATACAAAGGTGCTCAGCCTCAAGGACGACCCCGACCCCTAGAGGATCGAGCTCTTCCATCAGGAAATCAGCAACCTGATTGGTGATGCGCTCTTGATTCTGGAATCTACGAGAATAGGTCTCCAAGGTTCGGGCCAATTTAGAGAGGCCGACAATCCTGTCTTTTGGGATATAGGCTATATGTCCGATGCCAAAGAAGGGAGCCAAATGATGCTCACAGAGAGAATAGAAAGGGATGTTTGTTTGGACAATCATCTGATCATATCCCTCAGAGCTGAAGGTCGTCAATTTCCATTCTGGAGGGCTCAAGAATTCGCTGAGAAATTTGATATACCTCTTGGGCGTCTCTTGGAGGCCTTCACGATTGGCATCATCAAAGGATTGAATGACCCGACGCATGTGGGATTCGACATCCCGCTCAACAGATTCTTCCCATGGAAAGGATAGCCATCGGCCTGAGACATTAGGATCTGTCTGCTTATCGTAGAGGGCAACAAAAGGCTTTCCATATTTCATGACATATTCATCCCTCGTCGCCCCTGAATCAATCAAATCATCAAGGATGATATCAGCTTCCTCAGGCGTGGCCGCGATTTGCTCAGGATCAAGCATCTGAGCGATGATGGCCCCTCCTCTTGGGACCCCGTAATATTTCTGCTCAGGCTGGATGATTTCAGAGAGGCGGGCTCTAAGCTCTTGCCAAGAAAAATTCAAAGGATGTTCCATAGCTTGTGGTCTTGGATGCTGAGCCTCCAGATAGGATGATCAAGACAAAGATTCATGCAGTGCCGAATATTCTCCTCATTCGGCTCCCATCCATCAAAATGAGGGCTCAGGAAAAGATGATCAGCGGTGATGCTAGGCTCTGGAATGACTTGGCCAGCATGACGGACATATCTGAGCTCATCGACATGCGTGAAATTCTTTGCAATGACATGCTCCGCGACCTTAGGAGAAAGGCTGACAAAATCAAGCTCCTTGCTCACGGGGAATAGCCCGCTCGTCTCAATGGCCTGAAAATATCCTTTAGCATGAAAAAATTGTACGACCTCATCGGTAATCCTATCGGCTGGCTCTCCTCCTGTCCAGATGATACTCCTGCAATTGACAGAGAGCCTTTCCATCTGCTGAAGGATCTCATCCAAGGTCATATCTGCCCCGCTTTCAAATTCGGTGTCGCATTTAATTCCTGAGGCGAAACAGGCATGCTTGGCTTTGCATCCTTGGATGCGAATGAAAAAATTTGCGGTCCCCGTGCGGACCCCCTCTCCTTGGAGAGAATAGAAAATTTCAGAGACAGGAAGATTCATAGCTGACGGTGCTGGATTTGGTTTCGGCAAGCTCAATCTTGTCAAGCTCAGCCCTGACCCCTAGGCGTTGGCCTAGATCCTGGATGGCAAGAGAAAGCTCTTGGAAAAAATGAAAGACAAGATTCTCGGCTGATGTTTCAAATGGGAGGGCAATGAATGGCTCATTGGCCTCTCTTAAAACAGGGACCAAAGGATCATCCTCAGATAGCATGAGATGATGATCATAGCCCTTGAAATAGGGTTCACAAATTGCATCTATATCCTGAAAGAGGATGGCGACATCTTTTTGCCATTCGGGAAAGCGAAGAAAGACAGAGACCTCATAGGTGTGCCCATGCAGGCGGGAGCATTTTTCTCCAGCCATCAGATTGCGATGCCCTGCGTAGAAGTGATATTTTTTCTGAATCTTCATACCCATCCTCTTTCCTTGGCTTGCCGATATCCCTTGGCCCTTAGGACTGAGGCTGGATTGTCCTCCTTGCCGTAGCCCCATTCATTTTCTGTCATATCCCCATTGTAATCGGTCATGGTCTTGGTCCTGATTTGCTCGATGCAATCAAGATCTCCAGCCAATTTCCACGTCTCGGCCTTATCCAAATTCATCAGAGGCGTCCAGATGCGAATCTTGCCCATGCCCATTCCAAGAAGCAGGGTCTCCTCTAGGCTATTGATTGTCTCTCTTCGACAATCTGGATAGCCTGAGAAATCGGTTTCACAGACCCCCGTGACTATATCTCTGATGCCATGGGCTGAAGCCTTGGCGGCAACTATAGTCAAGAAAAGGATGTTTCTTGCTGGCACGAAAGAAGCTGGCAATTCAGGATTCAAAGGATGAGCCTCATTGTGATCAGAGCCATCCAAGAGCGATGAATTCCCAAGAAGCCCCTCAATATCAATAATCTCATGAGGGCAATCATTCTCAGAGGCCAATCTCTTTGCCATCTCAATTTCGACAGAATGCTTTTGTCCATATTGAAAAGAAAAGCAGAAGACCTCATCAAATTCCTTCAGAGCCCAAAAGAGGGATGTCCCTGAATCTTGGCCTCCAGAAAGCAGGAGGGCGCATCTAGTAGTATTGTTCGGCATATTTTCCAAATTTGATCCATTCATTGAAATTGTGCATTGCGACTTTTCGCCCGTTGATTTTTTTGCCTGCTGGCCTCTCAATCTTTCTCATATTCCTCCCATCAAAGTGATAGAGAAAGCCTCCCATATTGCCAGCCAGCCAAGCCGTCGAATCAACAGAGTCAAATTTGATTTTGGGCAGCAGCTCCAATCTGGTGAATCCTAGGCCATGGACCCTGCAATCATTTTCCTTGGCTATTTGTATGAGCTTGACGAAGATGGGAAACTCCTCTTTTTTTATCTCTTTAGTTACGATGCCCCCAATGGCCACGAGCTCATAATCTTTGACCATCCCTTTCCAATAGTCCAGCCCTCTTGATTTATGCCAGACAGGGATGCAGGGAAATTGTGTCCTCGTCTCCAATCGCCTTCTCAGCTTTTCGACATCCTTGAGGGGCATGATTGAATCAAGGTCCAGCTCCAAAAATTGAGAGCATTGAAGCTCCTTGATAGCCTCAGAATATCTGTCGATGTATCGAGTCCAATTTGGGGCCTCCTTTTTCTGCTTATTCATAAAGGTAAAAGCTCCAGAATCCAGCATGAAGTCCTTGAAGTGCTCCCTGTGATCTCGGTAGAAGGGAATGCTCTCTTGGATGTAATAGTAGCTCTCAAGGACGTAGGGCAAATCGGTCGTCATCTGATAGCTGGGCAAGGGCTTCTCCCTTTCTTTTAGAAAGCGTCTTGCGGCCTCTTCGATGAGGAAAGGCCTGCTCCAAGTCCCGACTTGATATATCTTCATGTATTCTGTCCAAAAGGGGCGCAGATTGCCCGTGACGCCCCCTGCCATGTAGATTTTCACAGGCCTAGCAATTTCATGACAATGGCTTCCCTGGATCCTTGCAATTGGCTGAAGGCCTCAATGACCTTCTCATAATCATCAGCCGAATAATCTAGGACAATTTGAGTCTTTGGAGCTTTCTCCTCATCCTCTGTGTCTTCAAAAAATTCGTCGAGATCAAGCTCAGGATTCCAAATGTCCAGACCCCAAGATTGGAGCTCTCCAGCATCATATTCATTGGCCAAGAGATCATAGTCCCAAGCCCCAAACGGCACATTGTCCTTGATGATGAATTCCTCTTTCTCCTTTTCGGTCGCTCCTTCTATCTTTTCGACCAAGACCTCTTTGATTCCAGCCTCTTTGAGGGCTCTCAATCGCTGGTTGCCCCCTAGGACAATATTTTCCTCATCAATGACAAGGGGCCTCAATTGAAGCATCCAAGGGGCTGTCTTGATGGAATCAACAAGAAGGTGAAATTTCTCCTCGGTGATGGAACGAGGATTGTCGGGATTGGGCCGTATCTGCTCAATCTTGAGGGTCTGACGCGATATCTTCACAGGAATTCAGATAGATGGTTTCTAATTGAGCAAAATTGTTTTTGAGGCATGATCCGCATCGAGTGAATTTGAGCTTGCGCCCTCCATATTCCCTCATCATCTGAATCATCATCTGCTGCTTGTCTAGCTCGATTCGGGGCCAATCGCGCCAATCTTTCAGATGCTCCTCATATTCTCGACGGCCCTCAGCGTCCATGCCTTGAGCGTATGGAAAAAGCTGATTGAGCTTCTCTCGACGCTCATCGCATCCACAATCATCTCCAGCGATGGCCTTGACAATCTTCTTGATGCCCGTGGCCTCGGTTATCTTCTCGATGGTATCGCCTAGGCCCTTAGAGGATTTTGTCTTGGATTTCATGTCTGGTTCTTTTGATAGCCTTGTAAAGGGTCGTCCTTGAGATGCCTGTTGCCCTTGCTAAAGTATTGAGAGAATGTGAATCGTAATAATAGACCTTCGTAATCATCTGGTCCATCCAATCGACCTCCTCCAGAGCTCTCTCAATGGCCTCAATCCTTTCTTCTTTCAGGATCTTATCCTCTATCCTATCAATGGCCCAAAAGATGATCTCCTCCTTGGCCTTTCGATGCCGAGCCTCATGGATGCGGTATTTGTAATGAAAGGGGCTGGTCTTGCTATTGTATTGATTGAGCATGATTCGGACAATCCAATATCGAATCTGCTTTTTTTCAATCAGCCTGCTCAGCTTGGCCTCATCCCCCTCAAGCAAAATGAGGACCACCTCAGAAAGGAGATCCTCACAATCAGGATAACGATTTTTCGTGATGGTCCTAGCAATGCCCTTGAGCATCTCATAATTCTCAGAGATATAGGCCCGAATCACGGCCTACAATCTACAACAATTTGTTGAGTTTGGAGCGATATTCTTTGATCATTTGCTCAAGCTCTTGGTCGGTAAATTTTCTGGTTTCATTGCCCATTTTTATCAGTCGGTCGGCAGTCCCCTTGCCGTAGTAAAAATCTAGATTCAGACCAAACTGATATTGATGGCCTGAATTTTGGATGTTGCACTTCTTACATTGGGGCTTGACATTCATCTCATCCCATCGGACCGAATACTTGGCCCGCGTCTGAAAATGGCCAGCATCGAGGCTCCTCCAATTTTTGACCTGATCACAGGTGAAACATTTGACCCAGCCTCCATGATCAGCATCCTTGAGCCTGATATATTGGCTGAAGACCTGATCCAGGCTCTTGACGATGTTGCTTCTCTTCCTTTTAGGCATAGAAGGCCAAAACTAAAAGAATCAGCAAAATGATGTCCATGATTCTGATGACCTCATTGACAAAATATTCGAGGCCAATCTGAGCCATGACTACGACGATTCCTGCGATGATGATTCCTTCGGCCATATCCCCATTTGTTGAAGCTCCTCCTTGGTTGCCAATATGGGCTTGAAAGCCTTGTCTCCTGCCTTGGCTGAGCTTCTCTGCCTCCAATGAGGCGGGTCTACGACTCGGTGCTGATTCTCCAAAAGAGGAGCTCTCATCTCTCCCTCATATTTTCTGAAAGCCTCAAGAAGGGTCCTTGTCCTGAAGGTCCCGTATAGATTGGGCATGAGCTTGCCAGCCTTGAGCATCTTGCAGACATAGGCTATCTCTTCGATTTTGATGGCTGGAAATTCCTCAATCAGGAGATCTGTGGCATCTGCTATTTCCTCAGCCGATTGGAAAGTATTGTTGACTCCCATCTCGGCAATGAGCTTTGTGATCTCTAGATTGACCCAAGCCCATACGACAGGCCTCGATTCCTGATGCTTGAGAGCTGATCTGAGATTCGTCCCATGATCCCAGCATGATTCAACGCTGAGATTCCTCATGATATCTCGTCTTGTCACCCCCGAATCATTGGCTCCATTGATGAGCGCGATTGTTGATGGTTTCAAAATCGATGATATCTGGATTGAATCCTTTTTTTCTTGCTTTGGGCTTGGGATGGATTCCTTGGTATTGATTGGCAATGGCATCGTCAATGGCTTCAAGAGCGACCTCAAGGTCACCCTGCGATTTTTTGAATAATTGTTTGAGGGCCGTCTGCTCGGCCCGTGGAGTCTTGAAAGGCCTCTTGTGGGCTTTCCTTTCCTGTTTCCATTCTTCCCATTTTTGAGAGAATGCATCATCAGGCCATGGCATCTCTATCTGAGCTCTTTCATTTGCTTCCTTTATATCTCGGTATTGGTTGTGCGATTTGGCCTCTTGCATTTGGAGCTTATCCCTTTTCCTTTTGGCGATTTTGCTGAATCCATGTTGCGGAAGCTCCAATTCGTAGATTTTCGCGGCCTCAGCGGTGATGGTATACCATTTGGTCCTATCAAATCCCATTTGATTGTGGACCCCTGTCTCAATGGCTCCCTTCTTCTCTAGATTGCCCAGGATCCTCCGAATCTGATCGTGGCTCCAAAAGGTGAAAATCCCCTTGAAGGCCTTGACGCTATTCCAAGTCCAAATCTTGCCCGCGACCTCATTTTGCCCATTGAGGGCGTTTCGATGAATCCAATGCACGAGATGATGAAGCATGATAGCTTCATTCACCCCGTACATTTTTGCAGATTCAGGATTGAAGTGAAAATCACCCTTCATCCTTCGTCTTGGATTCTTTGAATTTGAGATAGGTCGAATGGGCGGTGATTTCAGAGAAAAGCTCTAGCTCGGTCGTATTACAATCCCTGATGATATCAATCCCATGAGCCAGCATGGGAATTGGATTCTTTTTGACCCATCGGCTCACCGTATTCTCTGAGACCTTCAGGGCCTCAGCCATCTTCTTCTGTGATCCGTATAGACGCTTCACATATTCCTTGAATTCTCCTTTCATCTCAATCATGACTCATTCTTTTTCATAATCTGATTTCGCAAAGAGAGCAGGCTCTCGGCCCATGCCTCCAGATTTGGGAGGGTTACCTCCTCAGCCCTTGCAAGGAGGCATTCACGGGCCGCATTTAGGGCCCATTGAGTCCCGACAGGGTCTCCCTTCTTGTTGTAGGAATAGGAGGCTCCTTGAGGCTTGGAGGGATTCTTGTGAATCTTCATGCGATTCGCCCCCCTTGGGCTCTGGCCATTGATTTCGTAATAGATTGTGTCCCCGACCTGATAAGGAGGCTTCTCTGAGATGCTATTGCATTCTCCGTAGACCCCATCGTCGAGCTCAATCTCAAATTGATACATGGTCTTGCCTTCTCGATTTTGCCATGTCTTTGCGAATTGAAGGCTCTGAATATTGGCTTGCTTCATGGATTTTGGATTTTGAAAAGAGGATTTGTCTTGCTGTGGATTCGATAGCTGATGCTGTCATCTTCCTCTGGAGTTGATTCTCCTGTCATATATCTCACCATCTTAGCGTAGATGGATTGCTGGTCCCCAATGTATTTGACATCGGTGATTCTCATTTGATGCTCTGGTTGGCGACGGACAAAAGAGGCAAATGAAATAGGCCACGAAAAGACCCTTTCAACATCTTCTATCTTGGCCACGACGCATCCCTCAAGATCTCTATCTTCTCGGCCCCATCGCCCTTGGACAGATGAGGTCGTCTCGAATTTCTCCGAATGGCCAATGCCCGCAGATTGATTCTTGAGCTCTTCAGAATGATGGCTTTCATACATCTTGGCCTCCTTTTTTCTTTTGCTCTTTCTCCTTCTTGACCTGCTCATCAATGAGCTTGTTGAGCTGATTGATATCAGAGCTGATGAGGAAATTTTGGTATGCAATGGCCTCCATGGGATTGGCATCCCTTGGGTCGACTTTCTTTGGCTTCTCTTCAACAGGGGAGGGAAAAATCCAATTTTCAAGGTAATTCATGCCGTTGCGGGCATTCTTGACTCGAATGACATCGTATGCATTCTCAATTCGGGAGTCCAACGTATTGATGGCTTCCCAGATGGCTGATTGGGCGGTTTCTAGTGTCATGCTTCTCCTGTCAATGAATTGAATACCTCATTGGCCGATTTGTGGCATTCGCCAATCGCATCGGTCGTCTGCTGAAGAAAATCAGCCAATGCCTTGAGATTTTGAATTGAAGCCTCCAGAGCAGCTCTCTTGGAGGAATTTTCGCCCAAGCGGTCCAATCTCTTGAGCTGGCTTGTCAAGACATCATTGACCTCCATCTTGGAGCGAATGATTGGATTTTGACTGATTGTCCAAGACTCAGCCAAGCGATGACGAGAGCGTTGAAGAGCCTTCTTCTCTCGTGGATTTGTGATGATTGTGCTCATCTATTTAGAATTGTGAGGCCATGAGGCCTCTGGTTAATGATTCGTGATGTCTTCCCATATCTCCTCCAGCTTGCTCAGATAGCCCTTGTGCTTTCCTATCTTCTCATCAAGGTCTTCAATCGTCAAGCGTAGGTCAAAGGATTTTTTCTTAGCTCCTCCTAATGGGACGGGCATGCCAGCCTCCATGAGCTCTGAGCGGTATTCTCGCTCTCTCATAGATCTCTGGTCTTCTAGCCAATCGACATGCTCCTCAATCAGGATAGCAGCTTGGGTCAGGTGGTGGTGGAATGTCTCTTTCATGCCTCAAATATAAATCAATTTGGATTCTCATTCTCCTCTTTCTCCAAGAATCTGATTCTTGAAATTCTCTGTGAATAGGACGTAGCCATGATTTCTCATCTCACTGCATCCCATGATTTCAATGCCCTTCTCTTCGAGGAAGATCCTGGCTTGCTCAATGATGGAGCCTATAGAATGGTCATAGCCTAGGAATCTGCGGACATTGAATCTCTCATCTTTGATTCTGATTCTGGCTCCCTTAAAGCATGTCGCAGGGACAAAGCTGACGCTGAAGGCTCTGTAATTTTCGAGGCTCATGATTTTTGGATTTTGAAATCTTCAACCAGATGCTTGGCTATCTCATACCAATTGACATCCTCTAGAAAGACCGATGCGAAGTCATGGATGAGGCTTTCATGAGGCGTCTTGGGGTCCATACAAAAGAGGTATTCATTGACATCCTCTTTCATGGCCTCTGAGAGCTCGTAGAGGACATCATCCTCATCCTTCAAGAGCCTATTCTCATCCTCATCCCATTGCTCCTCCTCAAGGTATTCATTCCATCGCTCCTCATCAATCAATTCTAGATTGACTCTCCATGTCGCGTAATTCGTCCAGCCATTGAATTTCATGCTTCTTTCATTTTGATGAAGAGGTAGGCCTCTTCGATTGATGTGCATTGTGGGGTCTTAATCTTCTGTCCATCTCTGAGATGGATTTGATTGAGCTCAGGAGCGTATGAGTGACGCTCCAGCTTTTCGACATTCCTGAGGAAGGCCTCAAAAGGGGTTCGGGGTTGTTTCATCCTATTAATTTGAATTCTTTTCTCTTTCCTTGGACTTGAAGGTCCGCGGCAACCATGACGGCAAGGCATAGCTCATGAGGAATGATGCTCCTTTCATGATTTCCTTTCAGGCCTTGGGTCCCTGTCTTGGAGCCCCTAGGAGCAGCCTCATGACAGGAAGATCCAGGCCGGCACATAGGCCTTGGAATCCAGAGCCTAGAATTCGTCCAGATATCTGTCGGCTTCATTCGATTGTCTCCATATTGGCAGTAGGTCACGGTCGCTCTTGGGAGATGAAGCATCTCAGGCCTCTTCCTCATCATCCCTCTTGGATTCTCAATGAACCAAACCTTGGGCTTCTTGACCTTGATGATTTCAAGGGTCCTGTGAAGCAATTTGAGGCCAAGCTCAGCCCCTTCAGAAATAGGCTTGCCATCTCTCCAATGATGAGATACGGCGGCAATAGAGAAGCTCGTGCAAGGAGGAGAGGCCCAAATGATATCAGCCTCAGGCAACTCTTCAATTGGGATTTCAAGAATATCTCCAACCAAATCAATTTCCCCGAATTGGGTGATGTCCGTGGAGAAGCTAGACATGCCGAGCTCATCGCAAGCCTTTCCAATGCTTCTGCTCCCCGCAAAGAGCTCAAGGACCTGATATTTCATACGTAGGCCTGTTTCTTGAAATAGCCATAGATGATGCGCCCATATTGGCGCGCGTCTTGCATCTTATATGTCAGGCCATTCTCAGGGTGCGTGAATTGCATCTTGCCAATGAGATTCTCCTTGATTTGAGCATGCTCGTCAATGGAGATTTCCGTCCGTAGCCAGCCAGCCTCTTTGTAATCAATAGAGAGGACAATTGGCCCCTCCTTAGGGGCGTGCTGATGAATAGCGAATACGAGAGGGTAATCCATGGCCTTAGTATGTGAAGATTTCATTCCAGAGCTCATCAGCAATGGATGTGACATCATTGAAGGCGCAATATTGCCAGAGACCATCCTTGAGGATATCGACCTCAACCATGCCGCCTCGGGTATTGAAATCAAGCTGTAGCTTGCTCTGATGCCCTGAGCGGTCTACCCAATAAAAAATCGTCGATGTCTGGACGCCTTCACGGGCAAAGGATTTGACAAGATTGACAAGATTCGTCTTCAGCGATTGAAGGACGTAATCTGATTTGAAGGGATGCGATTGATTCATGTGCTAAATCTACAGACATGGATATTCCAATCCACGGCAATGAGGATTTTTTTTCAGCTATTCCAATCAATCTCAATGTTCAAGGCCTTGGAGGCATGCTCACAAAGGACCTTGACGTAATGAGCTTTGTCCGTCGTCAGCTCCTCAATGAAGCCTTGAGCGACGAAATATTCAATGGCATCCCTGAGCTCATTCTTTGGCTTGGATAGACCTGATGTCTCAACAGGATTCATCCAATCCCATACCCAAGTGTCTCGCAGGTCGCGGGCCTCAGCGTGACGGCCTTGATTGACCATGTCCAAATAGACATCGGCTTGACGGGGATTTTCATTCATCCATTTGCGGTAAGCCGCAGGTGAAAATTTTTGCTCTCGAACGGGGATATTGATTCTTTCCATGCCTCAAATCTACATTGATGAGGATTCAAATCCACGCCGTTGTCGATTTTTTTGCAAGAAAAGAGGAGCCCCCATCTCTGAGAGCTCCTCCAAACATGAAAAAAGAGACCACCCCTTCAGGGTGTCACCATGTCAAATATAGGCCTCACGGACTCCCGTCGTCCATCCCGCCTGTCCTTTTCCAGCTCCCCTCAATCTTTTGGCTTGGATGAAATATCCTCCAAGGCTAGGCCGACCAAATCCCTTTTCGGTCTCCCATCCTGAGAAGCCATCTCCTAGCATCTTGTAGGATCCGCATCGGACATGATGAATCTTCTTCTCGACCCGCTTATTTCTTTTTGTCAATCGCTCCACGACGACGGGGACATGCCATTTGTTGTGGTCGTGGCCTCTGATGATGAAATCAGCATCAGGAAATTTGGCGGTATCTATATCGGCATGAAGGACGCCCTTGGACCTTGGCGCATTCCCCCCGTAGCCATGATGATAGTGGATGAGAAAGCTCATCTGTTCGGTCTTATATGAGAGATGCCATCTGACCCAGCCTGAATATCCCCCAAGCTGGACCCTGGATCCGATTGAATTGAGGCCCTTGACCATTCTCTCAGATGGGTCGGTATGTTGCCTCTTGCGGACATTGGTCTCATGATTCCCTTGGCCATAGACAAAGAGGAGATCCTTGTAGGGCCTGAGGAATTCAATAGCATCCTCAATGACGAGGTCAAAATAATTTTGCCCGCGGTATTCAGGCCTCAAGCCTCCAGGCAGGGTATTTCGGGGGTCGTATTTGCCACCCATGAGATCAAGGAAGTCCCCATTCAGGAAAATAGCAGATTCAGCCTCTAGAGCCTCGTCAAGATGGCTCTTGAGAAGCTCACGATCACAATTCTTGGAATCGTAGTGGACATCCGATAGGATGAGAATCTCTTTCTTTTCATTGATGGCAACCTCTTCTCTGATTTCATGAATGTTTCTTGCGTGCTGAAGAAAAATCATTTTCAAAGAAGGACAAGCAGATAGGAAGGATGCCGACAAGATTCATGATGACAATTGGCCAAGAGATGCCATGCTCAAGGGCTTCATTGCAGGCGGTCATGACGATGACCCCTCCAATCGTCCTCTTGGCAGACCATCTCCTCAAATTGCCCTTCGTCTTGAAGGCCTGAGTGATGTCAAGATGAGATAAGAGCTCAATGAGGCTCTTGTTCATTCTTTAGGCTTGCGACGATCTCCTGTGATGGCTGTGATGACCAAATCGAAATAGCCAAAGACGGGACGCGCGGGATGGTCTGAGGGCAAGAGATTGACGACGACTTTCCAGAAAGCCAAGAAAGCCAGAAGAAGCTCAGCCCAATGCAAGAGCATAAAATCAAGAAGTGAATTCTGAATCATGATAGATGAATGGATATTTCTCTTTGACGATGAAGGATGGACAGGCCTTGGATGAATATTCATTGTGGCCATGGAGAGAGAGCTCTCCAAAGACCATCCTCAGGGACCGATATAAATCAAGGAAAGCTATTTCCTGAAGCTCGGTCATATTGTCCTCAGGAGCTCCATCCTCATCGACCCCTCCAATATAACAGACGCCAATGGAATCATTGTGGCCCTTGCAATGGGCCCCGTATTCATTGAGGCTCCTCCCAAGCTCAATGGCCCCCTCTCTTGTGATCACAAAATGATAGCCGACATCTCTCCAGCCTCTATCAACATGAAGATTCCGAATCCAATCGACCCCGACATCCATGGAGGGAGGCGTCGCTGAGCAATGAAGAATAACCCTTTTTGATAGCAGGGCTTTCATGCGTCAATGCCCTTCTTGGCAAGCATGATTTTTATCTCTTGGACGGCCGTCAGAAGCTCCTTGAGAGTCGCCCTGAATTCATCCCGCTCTTGCTCAATGAAGCTGATCCTGGACTTTAGCTTGCCAAGATCATTCTGAATCTTGACGTATATCCCGATGAGACCCCCTATCAGGGTGATGGCCTCCATGATGAAAGCCTCATTCATTTTCTTGGGAGCTTAATGGTCCAGAGGCCCCACAAAAGAATCCCAAACAGGGACCCAAGCAAAATCATTCCTTCAGCGATGCTCATGACCGACGAGATTCGAGAGCCTCCAAGCGCGTCAAGAGACGCTCAAGGATTGCGTAGAGGGCATGATTGTCAGAAATATTGAGGGCTTCCTCCTCTGAGAGAAAAGCCTCGGCCTTGGGGTATTGGCTCAGGATATCAGGGCTCATGTCAAAAGGAATCGAATCGTGAAACAAAATCCTAGGATGGTCGTAGAAGATCCAGCCAGATTGATGCCAAGACCAAATTGAGAGTCGCTGGTCAAATCAAAATCGCTCGTGTTGAAATTGAAAACCAAGCCATCCCCTCCCGTGGCCGTCGCTGAGAGCGGGCCATTGGTCGAAGAGCCTAGATTTTGGGCCTGTCCTGTTTCATTGAAATCATAGGCGGTCAGATTGATCGTCCGACCCGTGGAGCCTCTTTGATAGAAGACGGCGACGTCATAGAGACGGCAATTCGATGGAATCGGGAGCTTGCTATACCATTGGACGGACGTCATCTCGGCCTGACTAGCTCCAGAGCAAGGGAGATAGTAGAAAGAGGCTGTTCCTGAGATATAGGCCCCTCCATGAGCGACCCAAAATTCATCCTGTTGAGGAGCAGCAGCCATGAGATTGCTGACCTCGATTTTCTTGTTTGTCCCCGCGCTGGAGAAGGTCGTATCTGAGACGTCAATGATCTGAATCAGATCGTCGTCGGCTGGAGTCGTGGCCAGCTCGGTCAGGGTCGAGATTTTTCTTGTGGGCATTCTTCTTCAGATAGGTCTTCAGTAGTTCAATATTGCGGAGGGTCCTCTTGTCTTTTCTCATCGCTTCAATCCCAAGAGCTGACGAATGATGATCTCATCTTGCAAGTCGTAGGTAGGATCTAGGTTGAGGCCTTGAGAATAATTCCGACGGGTCGGCTGGAGATCAGGATAGGTCGCGGTGTTATATTCTGGAAAATCGCTTGAATTGTAATCAAGATAGTCAATCAGCCTCTCTCGATGGAAATCCCCAAGCTCAATGGCCCGATGAATGAGGGGCTGAAGATCAGCCATGGTCACGGCCGTCGCATTTTCTGAATTGGCCGTCGTCGCTGAATTGTTGGCCAGCCTGACTCGCAGATGAGGAATGACCTCAGCAACGGCGTATTGCGTCAGGCTTGGGATGATCTTGGTATTGGCCAAGGTCAGATAGTCCCCTGTCAATCCAGAGCCCTCGATGTCATTGAGCATCTTTCGATAGAGCTTGCTCCCAAGGGTCGGCAAGATATATCGCTCTTGAGCTGAGAGGATAGCTGGAGACAAGAGATCATCATCAATCGTCTTGCCAAGGATAGTCGCTTTCTTGACGTAGTCAGGAGAGACAAAGAGAGTCAGGGTCGCCATTTATCTTGCGTCTTTTGGGAGATTGGGATTGTTGGGGCTGAAGCCCTTGCGGGGCATGACATTGGGCTGCATCGCTACCTTGGGATCATTCTTGGGTAGGCGATATTGAGCCCGCTCATTGAAGGGGAGATTCCTGATCGTATCATTGATCAGCTTCTGAGCCTGATTGACAGAGATTCGCTTATTGTTTTTCTGGAGGAATGTCTGTCTCAACCAAAAATGTCTACATCGAGGCCCGCCTTTGTAAAGCCAGATGTCGTATTCCTTGGCACCCCCCTCCCCAAAACCGGGGTTGGCATCGCGGGCCTGCTGGATATCCTCCCTCTTGTAGACCTTGCCTGAGCGCATCATCTTGCGGCAAAAATCGCGGCTATCATTTTTCTGCGAATCAGGGGCGTCTCCAGCGTAGAAATAGCGGACCTTCAGGATGGGGCTATCATCTCCAGATTCTCCCTCGACGCCCGTCGAAGGGACGACAGAGGCGAAATTGAAGAGATTGTCAAGGACAGGCTCCAGATGATAGTCCACCTTTCGGCTATCAATTAGCTCCCATTCATCAGGATCGAGCTCTTCTCCCAAGGCAATGAGCTTCTCTGAGGCATCCTCCATGGAAAAGGCTTCCTCTGAGACGCGCCAATTGGCTGAAAGCTCTTCCTCAGGCTCATCAAGATCCAGGAAATCAGCAGGCTTGAGAGGCTTGAAGAAGAGATCAAGATTGATGCCATTGACCTCAAAGACAGGGCCAAGACCATCCAGAAGCAAATTCTGGAAAGGAATGACGACCGTATTTGTGAAAAGAGAATAGGAATCCCTCAGCTCATCGGCATTGTTTCCGAATCCTTGGCCATCCCCTCGGACGCCAAAGAGGAGAGGGCTCGTGACCCGATGGCCAGAGAGGACCTTGTTTGTCACCTCCGTGGAAAGGTATTGATAGAGGCCATCATTCCCATTCGTGGAGATAGGCGTGAAGGTAGGAGCCTGATCAGCAGAATCATTGAAGGTGATCAAGAGCTTGCCAGCATTGTCGGCCCCTGAAAATTTCTCCATGACCTTGCGCTCAATCTGATATCTCTCCTCATCGGTCGGGATTCCCGCCGAAAAGTTGAGCATCATGCTTGGGAAAAGCCCGCTCTTGATGCTGGAAAGGTGGAATGTCTGAATCTCCTTGTCCAATTCAATATATCCCGTTGACCCGACGTAATCAGGGACCCCGTAATAATGAAACGAGGGGGCGTATCGCTTGATGTGGAGCACCCTGCTGGCCTCGGTCCTGTCATTCAAATCAAATGCCTTGATGGCCTGAGGCTTGGTCCTTTGATTCCATTCCATCGCATGATAGTAGATATCAATCTGACCATCTGGATTGGCTAGGCCTGAGCGCATGGAATGGACAGGGAGATGCTTCATCTCAGCGATTCGGGATCGATCTCTAGACCAAATCGTATTGACATAGGCTTGGCCATAGAGCTTCAGGTCCAGAGAGAGCTTCTGGAGCAAATCTGGAGAGCTATCGGACAAAAGGGACTGAAGCCTCAACCATTGCTCTTTCTTGCCCTCATCGAGCTCCCTATCAGTTGCATCAAGGCCCTCTCCATAGATCATGGCCCCGACCCCTGAGACAATGGCCGAATGAATAGAGCTCTGGAGAAAGAGCCTCTCTAGGTATGAGCCATATTGATCGTCTAGGCCATAGCTGACCCATGCCTTGCCCTGCTTCTCTTGAAAGATTGGGGCGTCGTGGGATGGGACATCAAGGATTGAAAAATTTTGCTTCATGGCTCGTGGACATTGAAAGTGAGGGATTGGTCAGGGTCTTCAAATTCGACAAAGCCCTTCTCATCTGAATCTCTGGACAAAAGGGCAACCCCAAGATCGATAAACTGAGGATTACTATCATCGGTATCTAGCTGATAAACGATATACGAATAGTAGCCTGCGGGAAAATCGGGCTCCTGAAGGTCGATGATGCCCAGATCCAGGTCTTCAGTCGCTCCAGAATTGATGATGAGCCTGAGCTTGCAGGCCCTCTGTCCATAGGTGAAAAGAGATTGATTGGCCTTGGCTGTCTTGACCTCTCCCGTCGCTCGGCTCTTGAGCGTAATCTGAAAGGCTCTATTGTTGCCATGAGGGTAGATATCCCTAGGGGTGATGACATAGTCCTTGGTCCCGCTTTCTAGCTGAATCATGTCTTCAAATATGGGAGGCCTCAGATTGTTCCAAAAAAAGAAGGGAGCTCCGTTGAGCCCCCTTCCCATGTTGAATAAATCTACAACCCTTCTGTTATCACGAAGGATTCGTCACGGTGAAATTGGTCACCGAATCGAACGGCCAAGCGGCATCAGTCGCGTCGGCACTTGCGGCGATAAGATACGGCAAATCTGATTCTGATCCTGAGATGGTCAATGTATAGCCATTCATATCAGCGCGGGCCGTCCCTGAGGTCGCGGTCCCTGCTGTTACCTGAACGCCATTCTGGACCCCAAGAGCCCAAACATTGTCATTCGCATCGAGGACATAGACCGTCATGAGGGCTCCCACGACTTCCTTCAGCGTATTATTGTCGGCTGAGGTCATATCATGGAGGGTCACCTCACAAGCGATATCATAGGCGGCAGATCCCGCATCAGCGGCATTAATAGTGACCGTGAATGAGCTCGTCTGAGGACGGACATCGTAGCGGTAGACAGTCGTTGACGCGCCAATTCCTGTGATCGTATTCGTATCAGATGTCACAGTCAATCCTCCATAGAAAGAAGGAGAGAAGGTCTGAAGATAGATGGCCTTGATTCCACCTACCTGATCCCGACAATTGAGGCCTCGGGCGGCACTAATTGAACAAGGCATGTCTATCTAATTAGGGAGTTGTACGACCGAAAGAGATATCAGCTCCAACGCCATGCTGGACGCCTGCGGCATAGCGCATCACGAAGCGGACATTGTCTGATCCATCAATTGGAGAACGATCGATCACGTTGACCTCGGTCATATTCGTGGCGATGTTTGACCCAAAATTCAGGTTGCTCTTGTAGGTTCCAATGATCGTATCATCAGCCAAACCGGGGCAAGCGTAGATTGGATATCCGTAGATGTTGGATGGCTTGGCGTTGGCTTGGTAATCATTGGCGTAACCTGAAGAACCAAGGGCCTGCTGATAGAAGAATGCCGTCTTTGGGTTGACGTAGAGAGCGAACTCTGGATGCGCCAAGACCTGAGAGCTGACATCATCAAGGACGAGCTCCATCTTTGCGACGATATTGGTTGAGCTCAAGGCATCATCACCAAGGTCGACATCAGAGACAGTCCCATCAGTCACGAAGGTCCCGACTGAGGCCGTTGCGAAGCCCGTGAAGTTGCCTGAGGTCGCGGTATTTCCGTTCCAGATATTGTCCTCAACGCGCTGAGAGACGAGGCCTGCGACGTGAGAAATCACGTAGTCCTCGAATGCCTGAGGCATGCGTGAATTGAGAGAATTGCCTGTCTCAGAGGCTTGCCATCCCGTCCGCATGGTCTTCTTGCAAAGATCAATGTTGACTTGGAATTCCTCGACCTGCAAGACGCGCTCCGTCACGGTGACTGAGCCAGCATCTGTGAAATCACAAGAGGCATCCACGATGAGAGAGGCTCCCTCAACGCGATTGATGACGGCCTTGTAAGGGACATTGTCCAATACATTGATCCAGCCATTGTCCAAGGTGCGCCCTGATTTCAGAGCTGCAGAGACGTAGGGGAGGGCCTGCTCTCCATTGTAGGAGGGGCTGGTGAATGATGGGCCATCAAACTCGAAACGCTTGCCCATTTTTGCGAACTCTTGGCTTTCAGGGGTCCGCTCCTGAGATGTTTTTGAAAGATATTTCATCTTCAATTAGTTTGGAATGATTCAATGATCTGCTTTGCTCGATCCATTGGATTGAGAGCCTTCTCCTGAGGGCGTGAGAATTGAGCCCGCTTGTTTGGAGAGATAGAGACGCCTTCTGAGGCTGGAGCTTGTTCCAGCTTCTCGATGCGCGTCAGGACGATATCAAATACCTGAGAGACCTCATCTGCGAAGAGCTTGAGCTCTGCGGCAAAAGCATGGCTCATATCGACCTTCTCCTCCTCCATCTCCTCATCTTCGGTCATCTTCTTGATGGCCTGAAGGATCTTCTTCATGGTCTCCTCATCGACAACATCCTCCAGCTCAGCACGAAGGGCTTTCTCCTCTTCGCTCATCTCCTCCTCCTCAGAGAGCTCCTCCTCGGTTGAAGCGGTCTCGGCCTGAGGCTCTTCAGCTTGGCCGTCTCCAAGCTCGGCAATGCGACCCTCAGAGATTGTGATCTTGGTCCCATCCTCAAGGGTATAGGTCCCATCTTCAAGATCCGCAGCTTCACCTGCATCATTCATGACTTTGACCTCGACACCGATGGCCATAGAATCAGCCTCAGTCACGACCAATCGGCCGTCGTCGAGCTTGGCCTCTGCGTAGAATTTTTGGAGGCTAGGGAGATTCAGGAGGCCCCGAATCGCGTTGATAGTATCAGACATAGTAAGAGATTTTCTTTTGCCCCTAGATAGGCTCAAAATCCCTCTGTCTCCTTTCTAGCTCATCCCTCCAGCTCCTTGATTTTTGATTCAGCCCATCGCAAGCCCGCTTTCCCTCCCCATAGGAGGTAAGAAATCGTCCCGCAAGCTGAGGAATCTGATTCGTCGTAGTATTCCTCGGCTCGGCTGAGATAGGAGGCCATCCTCTTGATGGTTTCGAGGCTGATAGCCTCTCCCTTCTCCAATTGCGAACTCCTGACGCGGCCTGTCCTCGTCGCGCACTTCATCCCGTGCTTCTCATTGAGCTCTCTCCCTCTCTTGGCATTATTACTTACGGCCTTGGGGTAATCATTGTAGGATTCCATGATGATGCGCTGACCCGATTTCTTGCGCTTATCCTTTTTGATGATGGCCTTGGCCAGCTTTTCAGGATGGGTCGCGCATGGCATATAGAGGGTCTTTCCATCAATCTGATGAGAATGAGAGCCAAGGCAATTCAGGAAAAGCTCCCCAAAGAGCTCGGCCTCCTCTTGGCTTTCAAAGAGGGGCATATCATCCAGGATCATGACAGGGCTCATCTCCTCAAGGACGATGTTCTGAAGGGCAATGAGGGTCTCAGGATCCTTGGGGCAATTAGGACAGGGCTTCCTCATCTCGACAGAGCTGGCTGAAATCACTTGGTCCACAAAGTATCCTTCAATGCTGAAACCTCGGACATCGCCCTCCTTGACCTTATTCCAGACCTCCTCATTGTTGACCTTGACAGAAAGCATCCATGTCCCTGCTGGGAGCTTGAAGCCATAGAGGGAGGCCTTGTCTTTTTCAGGATCAGCAATCAACCAAGATTCGACGACAGTCAGGTCCTTGATTTCTTCATCATGCTCAAGGGTGTGCTGATTGGTCCGCTCCTCCCTCATATATCTCTCAGAGGCTAGAGCGATGGTCTCAGGCGAAAAGAAGACCTCGTATTCCTCTCCTGTTTCATTGTCGAGCCTTGGAATCATCTTGTCAGGGATGAGGGCTGGACCGACAAGGATGCGCTTTTCATCATCAATCTGAGCAAGGACGTATTTGTCCTTTCCAAAGAAGATGAAATTTTCTTCAATGGCTGGAAATTCGACGAGGCTGACGGCTTGGATGCCCATCAGCTCCATATCGTCATCAATGAGCAATTCAACGGTCTTCATAGTGTAGCGGTATTCGCAAGTTGAGAATCTAATTCTTGGGCATTTGAAACTTCCTGAGAGACGACGAAGGCCCGAATGACATTGTCTCCCCCTCCTCCCTCTGAAGCTGGAGAAGTCCCTGAAGGGGCAAAATTCTGAGGTAGCAATCCTTGTGAGCCTAGGGTCTGTCCTGAGCGTAGGTCCATGCTATTGCGCGGGTCGCTTGATGAGGACATTGAAGCGGTCTCTGGAGCATCGACAGATTCATCTGTTGAGCCTTGGAATTGCATTTGATTGATCTTCCTCAATTGGAGAGCCCCTGAAGCGGCAGCCGTAGCAGCTCCACCCAAGCCCGCAGGGAAGCCCAATCCGACAGGAGGAGCGGCAAGAGCGGCAATGACGGCCGATGCGGTCGAGGCGATGACAGAGGCTTTCTGGATTTTCTTGCCTCTCTCAAATCTATCTTTGGCCGTCTTTTCATCTTCATCGTTGGCCGATTCATTGAAGCCCTGAGCGATGGAAAGAGCCTGCTGAGCGAATGCCAAGGTATCTTGAATCCCCTGCATCTCAAGGGCGTATTCCTTGTCCCTTTGAGCCTTATCAGCCTGCTCCTTTTCCTTTCGATATTTATCCTCAATGGCCTTCTTCTTGGCCTCAACCTCATCGAGGAGCTCCTGCTCCCCCTCTCCATACTTTCGGGCAAGCTCTAGCTTGGCCTGATATTCGGCATCGAGGCGCATGAGCTCAAGCTCCAAATCAGACGCCAAGGCTTCAGCAAGCAGAGCCTTCTCCTCTTCTTCTTTGGCCTTGGCCTCGTCCTTGAATCGCTGATCAATTGCCTTGAGATCGGTTTGGAGTTGCTCCTCAATCTGCTTGATCAATTCAGCATCTCCTTGAGCCCTCGAAATTCGCTCTTCAGCCAAGGCTCTTGCATCAGCCTCCTCGGTCTCTTGGGCATTCAATTTCTCTCTCCTGAGCTCCTCCTCTAGATCAGCCAAGGCTTGAGCCTCCTCCTGTCTTTTCAAGAGGGCCTCTTGAGCCTTAGCATCTTGCTCGGCGTATAAGCCATTGACCTTGGTCAGAAGCTCTGTCTGGACCCCAAGGGTCTCCTGTTTGGCATCATTGAGGGCAATCTCTAGCTCAGCCAATTTCTCATAGTCCTCCTCTGTCGATTCAGAGAGTGCCATTTGCTCTTTCTGGATCCTGATGGCTTCAAGGGCTTGCTCCTCTCTCTTCTTGGCTAGGCTCAATTCAATAGAGGCGGCATCCTCGGTCGCCTTGATCCTTTCCTCAATAGAGAGGGTGATATCATCTCCAGCCTTTTTCAGCTCAGCGATGACGGCCCTCTGTTCGCTAAATTCAACAGAGAGATCCCTTTGAGCTTTCCTGAGAGCGATGGCATCCCTGCCCAATTGAGCGGCTTTCTTTGCAGCATCAGCGACATTGTTTCCAAAATCGGTGACGGCCTCACCCATTGCCTTGAACATATCGACTGCGGGGCTCCCCTCAATATAGATTTTCTGTAGCCCCTCTCCAGCTAAAGATGCGGCCTTGGAAAAATCTCCTTCAAAGACTGCTTTGATAGCTTGGCCAAGCATGCCCAATCCGTCCATGATGGCCGTGACCTTATCAATGACGTATTCTTTGATGGTCCCTGCAAATCCGACAATGGCCTCTTTTGGATTGGTAAAGGCATAGACAAGGGCCTCTCCAATCCCTGAGACAATATCTGTCAGGACGCCCATGACGGCCCCAAGAGAGGCCGTGGCGACCTCCAGCATCTCGGCTCCCTTCTCGGTCTTTGTGAAGAAGGTGACGAGAGAGCCAATGACTAGGACAAGGGCCCCGATTCCTGTGGCGGCAACAGCGACCCTCGTAGCCTTGAGGCCCTTGATGAAGGTCTGGATGCCTCCAGCGACTTTCTTGAAGCCTGAGATTGCCCCGCCCGTCATATTGTCTAGGGCATCGGTCATCTGATCCTGCGATTCCTTCGCAGATTCAGTTGCCTCCTTCATCTCATCGGCTCCCTTGGCCGTCTCCTCTCCAGCTTTCTTCCCCGCTTCTCCAGCCTCCTCAAGAGCATCCTTGAGCTCCTCAGCCGATTCAGTCGCCTTCTCTATTTGTTTGGTGGCTTGATCGACCCCCGTCACGGTCATCTTTGCCTTGAATTCAGTTGCCATGTCTTGCCAATTTGATCAGGAGCTTGAAGCGGTGCCAGAATTTCCTCCAGCCTCTTGCCTCGTAATAGCCATAAAAATCCAAGGAATAAGGATGGGCAACCATCTCGTCCATTTGTCCAAGCTGGATGATATTCGGGATGGCCTTGGTCATCTGTTTGATGTAGTTCCTCATTCTTCAGTAGATAGAAAAGTCCCATTCTCCGTCTCTAGAGGCTCGGTTGATTCCTGGATCATCAGGGTATCATCAACCCCAAATCCCTGAAAGCTGATGAAGCTGGCAAAGACATCCAAGCTCCAAAGAATGTGGGTATCAGATTCTCCTGTGATGCCAAGCTGGACGGCATCGGTCGAGCCTAGAGATTTGGTCCCTGTGATGACGGCAATGGAGGGAGCCCCTAGATTGGAATCCCTCTGATTGGCTTGCTCGGTATCATCGACGACCTCCAAGGTCCCTCCAACATTCTTCACCGTCGCGACGTGCTGGATATAGGCCGTGGAGCCGAATGTCCTTTTCCCCGTCACATAGACTCCAATGGCATTGACCTCTAGTCGACAAGCCATCTCAGGCCGAATGACAAAGCCTCCAATATCTAGATCATTCCGCTCGGCAATAGCTTGGGTCGTCCCTGTCGTCGTCGCGCTCATGGAGAATCGCATGAAGCGGGATTGCAAAGAGATTGATTCCCTATTCATATCATAGACCAAGCCATTCGAGGCAACAGGAAATCCAGCATCTGTGGCTTTATGAAAATTCTTGAAGAGACGATCCAGGGTCAAGCGATTAAAAGCCTGCCCATCCCTTGTCGGCAAAAAGCTCGTCGTCCTTCCTCCCGTCGCTGGCATCTGCTGGACATTCCAGAGGCAATCCTCCCCATCCCAAAAATATCCCCATTCCTCGCAACAGACATCTTCAGCCAAGGTCCCTGATTCATTCCAAGCCCAGTTCACTGTCCCATCTGGATTCTGATTGGCTGGAGTGGCATTGCAGACATCTTCCCCATTTGGAAAAAGGACATTCACAGAGACAGGTTGGCCTAGCCTCAAGAGCTTGGCCTGAGCAATCGAGGGCTTGCTGGCATCGTAGCCCGTGATGCTGATGACCCTATATCGGTCGCCCGCTATCTGGATCTGATCATTGAAGCTGAAATCTTGGATGTCCCTTGGGCTCAGGTAGAGGCCACAGGTGACCATCTTGGAATTCGCATTGTAGAGCTCATTGAGAGTCTCTAGCCAATAGGAGCGGACCCATCCTCCGATGCCTGCGTATGGAATGCCGAAATCAGGGCTCTGCCATTGATGAGCCCATTGGACAGATAGCTCTCCTGTGCCGGGATAGTAATCGTCGTACAGGCCATATCTCTGAAGCTTGTTGACAGATGTCGTCCCCATCTTGAAGGTGGCGGTATTGTGAAGAGGGGCGATTTTGAAGAGAAGGATTGGAGGGAAAGTCGTCCCCTTGGCATTCCCCTCTCCATCTTGAGCGTAAAGCATGGGGATAGGCTGAGAAGCAATTTCTGAGCCTCCATAGAGATCAGGGATGTGGCCCATCTGGTATACGCCGTAGGGCCCCTCATAGGCTTGGTCTCCATCGGCCCATTCATCTCCCGAATCAAATCGGTATTCGCCCATATCAATGCCAAGGGCTTGCTGGGCATATTGGGAGCCCCAAGTATTATTCTGTTTGTCCTTGAGGGTAAAGTATCGGGTCCGAAAAGCTGAGGGAGGGATGATTTCAATTGGGCTATCTACGTCAAGGTAGCTTGTCCAATCCTTGACCTCTGATGATAGGCCTCGGACGCTTTCAATCTTTAGGACATTGGCATCTGCCGTCGGGACGAGCTGGCCATTGAAGCGAATAAGAAGGTCCTTCAGGAAATCGGCTTGAAGCATATCAGGCATGCATCCCTTGATAGAGACGGGCTCAGTCGAGAGAGCGACATCATAGCTATACAGGGTCCAATAGCCTCTTGAGGCCGTGGCATCATGAGCCTTGATGACAGGAAGATTTCCAAATCCTCCATTCCTTCGGACTTGGATGACCATGACATCTCCAGCATTGACCTCAAAAATATTGCTCGTCACATTCCAGACGACATCCGTGGCATAGGTGCCTGGAGGCTGGAGAAAGACATTGTCAGTATAGGCGACGACCCCATTCTTGAGGACCCGAAAATTGAGCTCTTGCTGGACATTGGCGGCGTTGCTATAGTCGATATCAGCAGAGAAGGTCAAGATTCCTGTGAAATCGGCATTGCTCGTGAAGACCCCATTGCCTCCCACCTGATCCTCTGGATCATAGAAATAGTCGCCTGTCTGGACATTGAATGGAATCGTCGTGAAGCTCTGGGTGATCTGATAGTCCGATTCAATCCCGACCTTCCATCCTGTGAAGGGACGAATTGGCAAGGTCTCGCTCTCTGTATTGAGGAGCATATAGAGCTTGTCAAGGGCCTCATCTTCTAGGATTCCAGAATCCTCAAGGGTATAGCTCGTCTGAGCCATGACAAGATCAAGGAGCTCTCTGATTTTGAAAGCTGGCTTCATCTGCTCTGGCCTGACGTGATTGTCATTGGCCATGCCGATTCCATTTTGATTCCAATAGAGCCGACCCCCATCATGCGTCCCATAGTCACAGAGAGGGATGGTCACGATATTGGCCCCGACCTCCCCAATCGTGATATCTAGATCCTGATTGGCATCCCTGAAATTCTCTCCCGTTGGGAAATAATCATACGGGCTGGCGACCTCAAAGAGATCCGAGAGCTTGGCCTGACCCATCTCCAAAAAGATATCTTTCTCAATGGCATTGATTGAGACTTGATAGGCTTGATTCGTGACTGAGACCTTCAGCAATCTGAGAGCCCCCTCAAAAATCAGGATGCCATCTGAATAGAGCTGGACAGGAGCCTTCTTCGATGGGTCAAAATCCCCGTCGACGAGATTGGTCTGATAGTAATGGCCAAAGAATTGATTGTTCCTCTCTGAGAAGGGGAGAGAGAAGGCCTGACTATATGAGCTCTTGCGGAGTTGGACCTCAGGGGGCTCGATATTCTGGAAATTGAGCTTGATCCTGGAATTCTGATTGACATCAAGCTGATAGGAGGCGGTCCCGTCTGGACGCTGAGCGATGATCCGAATCATGAGATGTCTCTTGTTGCGAATTCAAAATTGATCGTGTAATTGATCAGGCCATCAGACCTCAGCTCTCCTCTAGTCAAATTCGTCGTCGTGCAAAGGAGCTCATGCTTGAGCTGATTCTCCTCGTCATGCATGAAGATATATGGAGAAGCTATCAAGGATTCAAAGAGGATGCTCTCCTCCTCAGAGACCCAATCCGACGTCAAGGAGATGGAGCGGGTGTAGTTTGCATCAAGGACCTTTCTGCGATATCCAGCCTGTTGAACAAAGGAGGTCGATTCGCTGTCTCGGACATAGTTTCCTTCCCCTCGGGCATAGGTCTGGCGTCTCTCCATTCGGGTCGTCGTGGATTTGGCCTTGGTGAAGACAAGAGTCTCCATCGCGCATCTACGATTGAGATAGCTCAGTACGACGGGAGCCCCCCATCTAGGATCCGTCTCGCATTCTCCTTTTCTCAGATAGAGGGTTGGGCCGATCTGATTGGCCAAGGTCGGGCTTGTCGAGGAATGCCATGAGAGAGAGACAGATGTCGAGGCTTCAATTGTCTGGGTTGGAATATCATTGTCAGCCCTCATATTTTTCCAGCCAATCCCATATTCAATGACAAAGCGGTCTGTGATCCCTGTTGGATCGGTGATCTGAGGGGGCTGCCCTGTCCCTATCAAGGTGATTCTCTCAAAAGCCTCAGAGCCCTCAGTATCGTAGAAAAGATATTGCAGGCATTGGATATTGCCATCCGTCAATTCAGCCCCTCCCGGTGGTGCGCTATTGGGGTTGCTTCCAATGAATTTGGTTTCGGTCCGATAGCATTCGGGCTGGGTCACGATAATGACCACCCGCTCGGTCTGCTCCTGATCTCCATCATACATCCCAAATCCCTGATAGACCAATTGGAGATCCTGAGGGACCCTCTCAAGAAGTGAGAAATCATCAATCGTTGAGAAGCGGGGAGCATTCAAGGAATAGAAATTGTCCAAAGAGGGAGCAAAGACATTCCAATTGACCTCCAATTCTCCTCCAGATTCAGAGACATCGAATCCCGAATTCAGAGCGGGCTTCGCAAGAGAGGCACAAACTATTTGCTTGGCTTGGATATTTTGAATGACCTCAACCCCTCCCGAATTTAGATAGCGGGCTGAGCAACTCAATTTGAATCTCTTGCCTCTATTGGTCAGAGTCCCGAAACTAGTTCCAACCCATGCAATTGAATTGTAGGTGTCCGTATTGAGATAATCCCTGAGGATGGCATCAATCCGAAAGATTGAGGCTCCAGAATCTCCGTCTGGAGGCTGATTCAAGGTCACAAGCGTATTGCTATCATTGTCTTGAATAGCGATGCGATACCGAAAAGAATCCTCATCATTTTCATCAGAGAAGAGGCTGATGCAGATTGGGGCGTATGCCGAGTAGACCTTGCTCTCATCGGGCTTGAATTCAACTGATAGTCCCATCTTTTTATGTGTCTGATTTTGTCTGAAAATAGGCCTCCATGTCTTTGATATAGGCCTCTGTGATTGTTTGCTGATAGTCCCTCATGATATCGTCTCCTGTCTGAGAGATGAATCCTGATGGGGCCAAGCCTCTGAGGTAGATGCTTCTCTGGATAAGATAGGCCGTCGATTCATACGTTGCGAATCTCCCTTTGGCTCCTCTAGCCTGGATCTTCTTTTTTTTGACCCAATCAAGGATTGGTCCTCTTGGGGGCATCTTGCTCTTGAATTTGAATGGGCTTTTCCTCTGTCCCTTAAAAGGGCTTGATTCTTTCCCTCGGACCCCTTGGTCCATGAAGGGCCAATATTTGACAGAAGGAGTGATATCAAGAATTGGCTGATTCCTCTCGACTAGGACCCTTGCCTTCATCGAGGTCCTGAGCTTGCCTGTATTCTTTCGAGGAAAGGGTTTGAATTTATCCAAGCGATATCGGGCCCGACGAATCCAGAGCCTCCCGACCCTGAGCATCTCCTTTTCGAGATTGGGCATCGGGACCTGATCCTTTCCAGCCTTGATGATCATTGGACAGGAGCAAGACAGAGATCATGCTGATCATTGATCTCCAATGAGAAGGTGCCCATCCATCCAATCAAATGGTCCTTGTATTTGGCATTGAAGGGCTGGAGATTGAGAGGAAGCTCAAGCGTATTCTGAAGGCTGAAGGCCGTATTTCCAGAATCGAATGCAATCCCATTCTTCATGAAATTGAAGATGTCTTTCATGATATAGAGAAGATTCTGCTGGGCGGTCATGGCCTCGATGCCTTTTGAATCCATCGGGCTTGAGCTGTAATCCTTGATGAAGATATCAGCAATGACAATCTCAAAGGAGGCCGATGTTGAGCCCTGATCAAAAATGACGTCTCCTAGGCCAAGAAAGACAAAGGGCAATTCCTTGGGATTGATCAGCTCCAAATCAATCTCATCATCAAATCCTAGAAAGAGGGTTTCAATCTGCTCATGATTGTCAATGAAA